TATTTGGTCTATTTGCTCAACAGATTGGAACGGAAGGTCTATGTTAGGATCTTTAGAGGCTTGCTTAAAGGCTTCTGATAAACTTTTCTTCATTGCAGAAATTTGATTGAGGTTGGTAGCTTGTGCTGCTAAGTTACCTAATCCAAGATATTTACCTTCTCCCGCACCTCTCATAAAAGACTTGTTTATAGGAGGAAAAAGCGTGTTTATCCCTTGACCATAGGCTTCCTTCAATGCTTTGTAAGACTCAGCAGCTTGGGGGTCTACTCTTTGCATTGAGTTATAGATAGCTGTTCTCAACTGAGAAGCAACGTCGGCTAGCTCTGCTTCCACTACTGAATTTCTTTCAGCACCTTGCGGACCAAACTTAGCAGTAACTCTTTGAGTAAAAGCCTTATCTAACGTGATAAGTTCAGCAATTGGAAATGAGGCCGCAGGAAGTTCCCGAAGACGTGACAATTGAGAGTTTAAAAACTGAATAGACTCAGGACTAAGTTCGTCTACCGCCTCTCCTCTCTTACCAATTAAGTAAGTATCAAGAGGACGTAGAATGCTTTCTGTCCCTACTCTCTTACCAAAAGCAGCGCCTAGCTTCATTTTTAATTCGTCTAGGCCTCTAACATAAGTATTTTGAATTGACCCTTTACCTTCCTGAATCAGTGTGTAAAAAGCTTCTCCCATACTGTAAGGATCTGCTTCTAGTCCGGGTGCATTTTTGTTAACAAGAGTTGTTAGCTCATCTTGTACTACGTCGTTTACTGCTTTTAAGTTATCTTCCATTGTTTGTCTAGAAATCAAACCTACAGAAGCAACACGCTCCCTAAAGTTATCAAGACCAGAGGTTCTTACTTGAGAAGGTAAAAGCGTAGCCCCTCCTTTCATCAGCAGTGCTTGAGAAGCTCGCAAAGACTCTTGACTACCGGCACCAAACTGACCCTCAATAAGCTCTTTACCGGCTTCTTCAGCAGTTAAGCCCATTTTGCTTTTAGCAGCATACCACATTGGTTTGACTTTTGTAACTACTCCCATAGTTGCTATATCAAAACCCATAGACCAAAGCGCGTCCTCTACTGCTTTCTTGTAGGCACTAATTTCGTCTGTGCCTTCGTATTCTCTAGCTGATACATAAGAACCAACGCCAGTACCTGTAGCTCCTCCTACGACACCTCCTATGATAGCTCCGGGAGGCCCTGCTATCATTCCTCCTGTCGCTGCTCCTGCAAGGGAACCGCCCATACCCAAAGGAATATCAAGGTTTCTCTCTAAAAAACTAGGGCCTTGTCTAGTAGGAGGAGTGTCAACAATAGGAGGTTGCTCACGGTAAGACTGCAACTTTTGTTGAAATCCAGACTTGCCTTGAAGCTGCCGATATTGGTCCAGTTTTTCTTGAAAATTACTCATTAGAGTACATCTCCTGAAGCTCTTCTAGTGTCACTTGGCCGTTCTTTAGTGCCTCTAAGGCGTCCTTTCTGTCTGACGAAGGAACAAAACTAACGTCTTGATCTGTAGCATCTTCTTGTTCCGGAGGTGTAGGTAGAAGGCTTGACAAGTAAGAATCAAAGTTTTCAGCCGTAGCTACGTTCAGAGAGTCGCTTATTTGTCTTTCGACATCCCGCAAGATAGCAGTAAGCCTACCTATGTTGCTTTCTCCACTTTGTCTATAGCTACCTACTAGCTCAATCAAGAACTGTCTTTCGCCTTCTGAAATAGATCCTTTAAAGTTTTCTAGTTTTTGTAAGACCACGTTGCCTAGTAAAGTTTCAAACTCGCCTAAAGTCTGGGGTTCCTTGCCTAAGAAAGACGCCAAACCTCTAGCAGCTTGTGCTGTGAACCCTCCCGGCCTCAGTCTTTCTTGTTGAAGAATTCCCATAGCCTGTGTCAAGTTGTCTCGTGTGTTTTGTAAGTTAGGAAGTTGAGTAATTGCGTTTACACGGCGCTCTTGAAACTCTGTCTCTCGTGTTGTTGCTGCGGCAATTCCGGGCTTATCAAAAGCACCAGCGCCTGTAGTAGAAGAAACAACAGTAACTTTTCCTACAGGACTCTTTGCCACTTGTCCGGGTTGTGGTATCATAAGACGTGTAGGCTTTCCATCTTGGTATCTAACAACTGAAGTAAACAAGTTTCCTTCGGTGTCCCTTAAAAGAACTTCGGTTCCTGTTTTAATTGTAGGGTCTTGCGCGTCTTTAAGTTCTTGGTCAAAACGTGTTTGCATAAGACTAGCAAAATAAGTCTCAGGAGTGATTGCTCCTGTTTGAATACCTTTAGCAATGTTTGCTTGTCCCCTGCCCATAGCTACTTTTATAGCTTCAGCTTTTTGCTTATCTTGGATAGCCCTTTGTTGACGCATTCCGGGAGCTTGAGCAAGAGCTTGACCTGCTGTTTGACCAGCGGTGAATAAACCCTGTCCAAACGAAGGTCTCGTCAGACTAGCAATAAATTGTTCTCCAAATTTAGCCATTATTCTTCTCCTTAACCGAATAGACCGCCGTCGCCAAACAAGTAGTCATAAACTTGTGTACCGGCCTCAATAAGATTACCGAACTGGTCTACAACAGGTATTGATGTTTGACCCCCAACAGTCTGTGGCTGCATAGATTGTGTCAAAAGACCTGCACCAATCTGCCCAAGGATGTCTGCTTGCCCCACACCCGCACCTAAAAGAGCCTGTAGTCCTGACATTTCAGCTTCACCAAACATACCTGCGCCAGCAAGCTGACCTTTTTGAGCAATCTGAGAAGTAGTAAGTCCGGGTTCTGCCGCGGCTAACAACTGCCCTTGTGGTAAATAACCAGCGCCTAAGAATTGACCACCTAGTTGTGCTTGCTGCATCTGTTCAGCTTGAGCTTGTTGCATAGCCCCTAACATAGCCCTATTACGTGCTTCTTCTTGCGCTGTAGCCATAGCTAGCATTTCAGGAGTAGCACCGCCGTAAGCAGCAGAGCTAACACCAAGCCTGCCTTGTCCTGCTAGACGCTCCTCTAATGCAAGACGCTGACGCTCTTCTTCAGGGCGTTGGGCTGCTCGCATACGATCAAAAATGGCTTGCTCTCTTGCTATAGTGGGTTGTACAGCTTCACCGTAGAACTGACCGGCACCTCCTAAGAGTTGTTGTTGTAGTGCTTGCTCTTGCGGAGACAAAGCCATTGTTGTTCCGCCTTGAGGGTCTACACCTAACATACCACCCGTAGCAGTAGTGACAGTAAAGGGTTTAAACTGAGTTTGCTGAAGTCCTTGTTGAGCTATAGCAGAAGCCTCACGTCTTGCTCTTTCGCCTACTTCACCAAGGCGTTGATATCCTTGTTGAGCTAAGGCTCCTCCTGCTCCTGTTCCTACAAGTGCTGGGTTGTTTCCTAAGAAACTGCCAACTCCGCTCACCACACTACCCAATGTGTCAAAGAAACCTCCCCCTTGTTGCGGAGAGACGTTCCCTATTAAATTAGCCATTTGTTGTTGACTAAGGCCTGTGCTAGTGCCCATTGTTCCTAAACCTGTGTACGGATTTTCCATAGAAGGCATTTGAAAAAGAGGCGTCGGGTTAGTTTCATTAAGACCTATATTTAATAAATTAGTGTCTATCATAGTAGTTTACCTATCAAAGCCATTACGTTAATCTCCTGTAGCGACAAAGCAAAGCCATCTATTTCTGACTCTAGCCCTACCTGCACACTTGTGCCATACCCTGTTGTGTTTAGACTACGTTGGTTAGTTAATTGACCAGCCGTAAACTCTACTGTTGTGTACTCACTTACACCGTAAAAACCTGTAATCTGAGTACCTATTGTAAACTCTGCTGTTGCATACGTTGTATCAAAGTCATACGCCCACTTCATAAATACTGTTGCGTCGTTTGCACCAACCAATGTAGGCTTAAGCTTTTTAAGAATCTTGACTCTTGAGCTGTCACCGAAGGTTAGGCTTGGGCTGTAGTATTTAAAACGATAACCAACATTGTTATCACTGTAGCCCGTGTATGTGCTGATGCCGTTAGTAGTGCCGATGTACAACGTACCGTCAGTTAAACGTGTAAACGCTGTGAAGCCGGTAGAAGGCCAACGAGTAACACGGTACGACCCGTTCTCTAATGTACCTCTCACGTCAAAACAATACGTTACATCTTGACTTGTAAACGTAAGCAGATAAAAACCTTCTTCTGGGCTATAGACAGACCTAAAAAACTCAGTCTCGTTTTGTAGCGCAGCAATAATGTCTTTGCTAATATTGCCCGACAAACTACTAATAGGCATTGACTTTTCTTGTATTGTTCTGCCAAAGCTCTTAAGACCGGTGTGTGACAAGAACAATAAGTCAGTACCTGTATACTGCACAGTGTCTCTGTTGACACAACCAATACCTGCTACAGTGTCTGCTAACGTCATAGAAGCAGGAGAAGTAGCACCATCATAAACAATAATACTATGCTTACCAAAGATAATTAAGGCATTGTTGTGAGCCGCTAAAGCTACAATCTCATCATAACCGTCAGGCCATACTTTAGATATGTCTATGTTACCGCTAGAGCCGCCTGTCCAGTGTATACCGTTTAATAAATCAGACCAGTATATTGTAGACTTGTTAGCAGTAAAGTCTGCTGTCCAGAGTCTACCATAAGCTGCTAGGACTTCGTTACCGTATATAGCACTAGTAACACCAGTGGCGTGTGTATGGTCGCTCATGGCTTCTACTGCGCCTGAGGTGTTATCATACACCAGAGGTTCAAACCCACGTTGGAACATGTAGATACGACCGTTAAAGTCTACAAGCTTCCAGTTGTCTGCGTTAATACTGTACCCAGCAGGAGTTTCGTCCACTAACGTAGCTGTACCACTAATGATCTTGTTATTACCAACAGAAAAAACTTTAGTGTTACCAGCGTCGTCCCTGAACTCTTTGATAGCACGTAATGAATCAGTACCAAGGACAGTCTTGTTTGTAGTTACGACAGTGTGGCCCTTACGTGCAGCAATACGACCACGTTTGTCAATCACAGCGTTGTCTGCAATCTCTGCAAACGACGGGTCTTGAGCCAGTGGCGAGTCTTCGGTGTTAACACCTTTAAACGCTGGGGCTACAAGATTAATGCTTTTAAGTTCTTGGGCCATATCAGATAGTCCTAAAGATCATCTCTTCGGGGTGTTTTGCTGCGTCAATAGCAACAGCATCAGACAAAAATTTATCGGCAATAGTAAAATACTCCGCAGTAGAAGTACCGCCAGTTTCTCCACGCTCGCGAGCTAACAGAGCAACTGCAAGGTGTACTACAGGCATTGAAGGTACAAGCAAAGAATCAGTATTAGTGCTAAGGTCGGCCTGTCTTTTAACAACATTAAAGCGAAGGCTGTACACACCGTCTGGCTTAGGACTAACAAGGACCTCAGTGTCTCCGTTAGCGTCAAGCCCGTTGTACGTGTAATATAAAGGAGCACCTTCTGAAGCATTGAGTAAATAGATTTGCTCATTAAACCAATCTTTAGTCTGGTAGTCCATAAAACAATTTTTAGTGTCGTTAAGAACAGACATAACTTTTACATTGTCACTGCTACCAGTAAGTGAATAACTGTTGTCGGAAGCAGCAGTGGTTACTACAATAGTGCTACGTAAGGCGGACCAATCAGTTGCTTCTTCTACTAGTTTCTTAGCGTCGTTAATAAAATCCCCGACCATTTTAACATAGGTGGTGCTAGTAACTGATGTTGTTTCTTCTTCACGTAACCTACGCAGAACACTGTTCATTAAGTTTAGATAAGTCATCCGATAAGTCTCCCAAACAGGCTGTCAAGGTTTTGTTTTGATACTGGTTTTTGTTGTATGAATTGCTCTTGTTGGTACGGGTTATATCCTAATTGTATCTGTTGTAACGATTTCCAATCTATGGGGTCTGGTTGTGCAAGTATTTGTTGTGTAGCTATTTGTTGTTGTTGAAGGCCTCCTATACCAGCACCAAGAGCCGCTCCTAGCATTCCCACACCTTCTCCAAGCTGTCCTAGTCCTTGACCTATGCCTCCAATTTGAGTCCCAAGACCGGCAACGTCTGACGTAAGGCCTCCTATTTGTCCTCCTAAAAGGCCTAGTTCGCTTCCTACTTCACTAAACTGACCAGCAACACTGCTCTCAAACGCTTGCTGTGCCTGTGCTTGGCTAATCTGACCTTCCTGTAGTGCATTAATGTCTACGTCAACATCAGAGAATAGTTGATTAACATTGCCGCCAAACTCTTCAAACTGCCGACGTGTGTTCTCGTCTAACTGCGTAACGTCTCCCTGAACATTAAGCAGTGATTGCTGTAGTCCTCTCCGCTCATTTGCGGCCTCTGCGGCTTTAACTGAAGCGTCTGCTTGGTACTGAGCAAAAGCATCTGCCTGACTGACCTGACCTTGACGCAAGCCTTCAATGTCTACATTAACACCAGCAAACAATTGATTAACGTCTTCGCCAAACTCATCAAATCTAGCCTTAGTATCTGCATCAAGCTTAGTAACATCACCACCCACAGCAATAAGAGCCTGTTGCAATCCGCGTCTTTCATCTGCCGCCTCTGCCTGTCCAGCCGCAATGGTTGCTGTTAACTCGCTTTTAACTGTATCTACGTTAGTGCCAAGTTGGTTAAGGCGTGTATTTAAAGCTCCTTCAACAGTAGAAAGTTGTCGTAGTGTGCTGGCTTCTACCCCGGTAATCTGTGACAGCAATCTAGCCTCAGCATCTGTTAGCTGTCGAGCTTGACCTGCGGCCTGTGCAGCCAATGCACTCTGAAGGCTTGCCTCTACGTCTTTAACTTCTCCACGAACACCAGCAATAGACGACTGTAGTTCGTTTTGTACATTGCCAAGGTTAGAACCCATTTGTTCTAGTTGACGTTGCAACCCACCCTCTACTGCGGATAGTTGTCGTAATGTACTGGCTTCAACACCTGTAATTTGTTCTAACAAACGAGCTTCAGCTTCGGTTAGTTGCCTAGCCTGACCCTGTGATTGAGCTTCTAGAGCATCACGAAGACCAGCCTCTACATCCTGAACTTCTCCTGCTGTAGCAAATCCAGCGCCTTGAAGTGCTTTGTCTATATCTCCGGGAGTAGCAAAACCAGCCCCAGCGACAGCATTTTCAATGTCTTCTGGAGTAGCAAAACCTGATGCCGCTAATGCACTACCCAGTTGCTCAGGGGTTACATAGCCTGCGTTCGCTAACGCACTAGCTACGTCTTCTGGCGTAGTAAACCCTGCGCTAGCAACGGCCCTAGTAATATCCTCTGGTGTAGCAAAGCCTGCTTGTGCAAGAGCAGTTCCAATATCTGCTGGAGTTGCGTATCCTGCGCTAGCAACCGCTTCAGCTACTTCTTCGGGTGTAGCAAAAGGAGTATTTTCTAAAACGCTTTCAACAACGCCCCGAATTGCTTCTGGGTCTGCGTCCCTTCCGGGTTCTCCGCGTTCGCCATCTACACCGTCAGCCCCATCAGCCCCATCAGCCCCATCAGCCCCATCAGCCCCATCAGCCCCATCAGCCCCATCAGCTCCATCAGCCCCATCAGCTCCATCAGCTCCGTCAGCTCCGTCAGCTCCGTCTTGACCCGGAGTACCATCTACACCATCACGTCCATTAGTAGGAGCTGGTGCAGGAGCTGGTGCAGGAGCTGGTGCTGGTGCTGGAGCTGGTGCTGGTGCTGGTGCTGGAGCAGGCTCTGGAAAGTACTCAGGGAACATACCAGTTGTAATTGGGTTTTCTGTATCTGTAGGCGCAGGAGTAGGCGGAGGAGTTGCTCCAGCTTGACCATCATCTGGTGTGGGTTGCTCTGTAGGCGTAGGAGGCTCTACAGGCTCTGGCTCAGGCGGTGGCTCTGGAACTACCTCTGGTTCAAACTCGTAATTAACAGGATCTACTTCTATGTCTAAATCTAAAGGGGTGTCTGGACCTTCTCCTAACTCTTCATATCCCGGAGTTGCTAGCTCAACAACATCAGCTAATATAGTTTCAGTTTCTCTGATTAGTTCTTCTTGAGCTTCAGGAGTAGAAATGTCAGCAATCTTTCGGGACCCTGCTTCTTGTAAGTCAGTAATGTTAATGTTGGTGGCTATGCCACCCGTTTGACCATCAATAACAATAAAAGACCCTCCTTCAGTTTGAGCAAGAAGAAGGTTGTTTTGTTGAAGTAAATCAGTAAGACCTGCTTCTCCTAACTCGTTGTAAAGCTCCTCAATCACAAACCCATTTATGTTATATCCATTAGGTCCGGCTGTGTCGGCATACATTGTGGCTGGATTAATTACTTGGTCTATTACTTGTTGTCCGTATTCATAAGGCGTCATGTTTTCGGGACGTGATTCTATGTTAATAATTTCTCCCAAAGAACCATCAGGATTTCTTGAGTAAACAACACCATTAATTACCCTTACTTCATCTTCTGGGTATCTTATGGGCTGTATGCCAGGATCTTCTGCGCCAACTTCTGTTGTATCTGCTTGAAGATCTGTTGTCGTATCTGCCAATTCTGAGTCGGCGTCGTCTACAGAATTAGCCATAAAATCTTCAAGAGAAGGGCCGGTAATATTTGTAGTGTCTACAGAATAAACCTCTTCAAAAATTGTTTGAAGACTGCTTTGCATAGCATTGAGAGACTTAGTCATTGCTTCTGACTGTTGCGTTGCAAGAGCTTCGTTAACAGTGTTTTCCATGTTTCTTAGAACTTGTTCTTCAGCGTCTGCGCCAACTGACTGCCCTAATCGCAATGCTTCCAATCGTTGTTCTTCTGTTACAGGCTGGCCTGCTTTTATAGCGTCTTGAATTGGACCCATTATAAAATTAGCAAGCTCTTGTGCGCCGGTCATTAAACCAGACGCCACTATTTGATCCATGTCTAGACTGCCTTCAAACACTCCTTGGCGTATCGCAGTCATGCCCATAGCGTTTAAAACATTGTCTACTTCTTCTATGCCCGTTACAGCAGTAATGTCAAAGCCTAGCTTGTCATTTAACTGCTTAAGAACTTCAGGCGACATAACCTGACTAAGCGCCTGCCCTAGTCCTGCCGTAGCGGCTGTTTGCAATAATTGATCTGGGTCGATACTGCCTGTAGTAATTGCCTGTGTAATTGCATTGCTTAAAGTAGCAGATCCCACAGTTCCTAAAGCTGGAGCTACTGCGGACACTGCGGCTCCTGTACCTGCTGTTAAAGCCACGACCATAGCCATCTTAACGTAGTCAGTTAATCCAGCATGATCTTCGTTAACAGTCTTTACATAGGCCGAACCGTTCCATTGAAACTTATCACCTGTTTCGCTATAGACCGTATCGTTAACACCATACTTCTCTAGCAATGCTTGGTTAGCTTCAGAGTTAACCCAGTTGTTATATGCGGCAGATTGATTTTGTGTACGCTCTCCATACAACTCTTCGTAGGTAGATGAGGCATCGTCACCGTACTGAGTCAGATCCTCACCTTCAAGGATCATTAGATCGTCTTCTGTTAGCGATCCTGTGTACTCGTCCCAGTTACCTACGTCGTAATCACCAGCCTGTATAAGCTGTTCACGCTCAGTCATATAGGCAAGGTAGTTGTCAAACGTACCAAAGACTTCTGGTAATCTGTTTACAGTGTCGCCTTCAAAGTACGCGCGTAGCTCTGCTTCAGTTACTTGCTCTGCTTCTCTACTTCCATACAAAGAAGTTGGACTAGCATCGCCACGCTCTGCACCCTCAAAGAATGTAAACGTCATTTCAGAAGGTGTTTCTACTGGCTCGTCACCTTTAACGTCCCGCATAGGCTTAACGCCGCCAGTCTCAGGAGCAGGAGCAGGAGCATCAGTGCCAGTCTCTTCTGTTACGCCACCTGTAGGTCCACCATTAGGATCAAAACCACCAGTCTCTCCAGCAGGAGCTTTAGTGGGATCAGTAGTAGGCGTGCCAGTGGGCGTAGTAGCTTTAGTAGTAGGAGCTGGTTTAGTCAACATTCCTTCAGCCCTTTTGGGACTTACAGGCATATACCCAACAGGAGTAAACTCAACAAGTTGCCCGTTTATTTCTAAAATGTCACCGTATCTTGGAGCCGCCATATCACTTCTTCCAGTTAGCTAGGCCGCGAAGACCAAACGATGCCGCAACAGCAGCACCCAAGAAACCTTTGTACCACTCAGGCATAGAATCTAATGCTTCAAAGCCGGACATTACTACAGGAACCATGCTAGGAAAGAACGCAAGAATACAAGGTACTGAAAACAAAATTGTAAACCACTCGTCTTTCCATGAGTTAGCCGCATTGTTTGCATGTATGTTTTCCCAGTTAGCGTCCTGCTGTATAGCTACCATCTTACGCTCATGGACAGCCTTCTTCTCTTCTGACTTGCGCTGAAGATGCCCACCAACAAGATTAACAATAGGTCCAATAAGCTGTTGTATCATTCTGTATCCTGATCC